GTGGCGGTTGGAGGGTCTTCGAGCACCCACGCGCCGGGCACACGTATCTCGTCTCCGCCGACGCAGCGGGTGGAGGCACAACGCCTGACGACGACTACAGCGCTATTCAGGTGCTTGACCGGGTTACAAAGCGATTTGTTGCGACATACTACGCAAAGATCTACCCCGACCTTCTCGGCCACCAAGTTGCCTATGCCTGCGAGCTGTACAACGGAGCGCTTGCGGTTCCAGAGTCCAACAAGGAGGGTCTGCTTACCATCAACGTGCTTCTGAAAGAGCACCCATACACCCGCATATATCGCCGCTTCGTGGAAGTCGGCAAGGTGCCCACCGGCAACGATAGGAAATATATCGGGTACTCGACCAACGACCGCACCCGCCATTTCGCCGTGAGCAACTTCGCCAAGGAGTGGCGGCTTGACGCGATTGAAATTTTCGACGTGCGGCACCTAAATGAAATGATGGGCTTTATCAGAAGCAAGACCAGCGGCAGGCCTGAAGCGGGGCGCGGGAACAACGACGACCTGATTATCGCCGCGTGCATCGCGCTCGACGTGGATCAGCAGCAAGCCAAGCAGGGCGTTCCGGTGAAGGCCAACAGCCGGGCCCGGTGGGAACCTGCGGTAAACGCTGTGCGACCATTCAACAACACGTGCCCGCGCGTAACCGACGAAACAAGTGGTGACGGCACATGGTACTAAAGTTCTTTGCGCTGATACTGCGCACCCTTGGGGGGGTGTTTGAAACCATCGCGAGTGGCTTCGTTGGGGCCGCAGCGCTCTTTGAGAAAAAAACCGAACCGCTGCCCGACGATCCTGTGGTAGAAGAGTTGACAGATGAAGGTCAACCCATCCCAATGTTGCCGCCGGAAGGTATCAGCGAGGTGCTGGCGGGCGACTTCCATGCCTACTATAAAGAGCAACTGCGCCTTCGATTTGGCGACCCGAACGACCCCCGGATTGACCCGGAGTTTGAGGGAATCAGAAAGCGGATGCGGCGCTAGATGACGGGCTACTTAAAAAGCAGCGGCGACCTATACGACGGTTTTGGCGAGGAGGAACTTGCCAAGAAGATAGCGGAACGCTTCCGTCGCTGCCGCGAAATGAAACTGACCCTCCACGATGTGTGGTGGACGAGCCTGGCGTTTGTCCACGGGCGACAATACGTGCTTTACAAAGGCGGCTCGCCTATTGAGCCAAAGGCCCCAAGCTGGCGCGTGCGGCTGGTACACAACATTTGCAGGCCAATCGTTCGCACAGCAGTGGCAAAGCTCACCCAGAACAACCCCGGCTTCGCCGCGCGGCCCACTGGCCCGGACGAGGATGCAATCCAGCGCGCAAAGGCTCGCACATGGGTGGCGTCGCATATTGCGCGCGAGCTTGACCTACAGGATCGCGTTGCGCAGCTTGTGTGGTGGGGTTGGGTTACCGGCACGGCATTCTTCTCGTGGGGCTGGAATCCGGCCCACGGGCCAATGGCGGGCTCAAATCGCGCTGGCTTTCCAGACATTGAGGTGTGGAGTCCGTTCGACGTGTACCCCGACTGGCGCGCAACTTCGCTGAAGGATGCGGAGTGGGTCATACGCGTGCACCCCATGCAGCCAGCACAGGTCAAGGCGCAGTTCGACCGCTTCCCAGACGAGCAAAGCTCGCCGGGGACATATAGCGGGAGCGGGCAGGACTGGGATTTTGACCATGACAACTACGACTCCACGCTGCGCAGAGAGATAGCGGGCTACACCGAAGGCGGCCCGTCCATGAGCGGCAAGGTGAACGTCTTTGAGTATGAAGAAGCTGCGACGCTAAAGCACCCTCGCGGGCGACGCGTGATTACCAGCGAGGGGGTGGTGCTTGAGTACGGTCCCCTGATGAACGATCGCTACTCCCTCGCAATGTTTCGCGCGGCCACCGAAGGCGGCCGATTCTTCGGCGTGTCCCCAATCGAGGACGTGGTGCCCTTGCAGCGTGAATTAAATCGGACCCTCTCGCAGGCGATCGAGCTGCGGAACATGCACACGATGCCTAACTGGGTAGCGCCCGTGGGCTCGCTGCATTCGACCCCAGAGAACAGGCCCGACGAGGTGGTCGAGTATAACCCGAATATGGGCCCGGCCCCAATGCGCCAACCGGCGACGCCCATCCCCCCATCGCTCTTTGAGATGGTGGCTTCGCTGAAACAATCATTTTATGACATATCAGGCATCCACGAGGTGTCGCAGGGCAGGTCACCTTCAGGCGTTGTGAGCGGCCGAGCCATTGGGATGCTAAGCGACCAGGACCAGGAGAAGCTGGGCCCTATGGTCCTGTCCCTGGAACGTGCAATAACGGACGCGGGCACAGGCTCGCTGTGGCTGTGGAAGCGCTTCTCGACCGAAGCGATCACTACCGAGATATTGGGAGACTCGCGTCGCGTCGAAGCCATTCGGTTGCATGCGTCTGACCTGGACGCGAGCGACGTTTACGTGGTGCCCAACTCAATGCTTCCCCAACGACCGAGCTTTATCAGAGAGCAGATACTCAATTACGCCAGCGTGGGCTTGTTGGGTGACATCGCAGACCCCCGAACGCGCATGCGAATACAAAAGATGCTCCAGGGTTTCGGAATTGACATGATCGAAGGGGATGAGACGCAAGATCGAAACTATGCGCGCCAAGAGAATTACCGCATGTCCACGGGAGAGGAGTTAGAACCTTCGTGGTTTGAAGATCAAGTTACGCACATCGACGAGCACCTGGCATACATGCTTTCGCCAGAGTACCAAGAACTCACCGACCAGCAGCAACGGGGCTTCGAGGTGCACCTCGCCACCCACTACCATGAGCTAGCGAAGCAGGGGGCAGGTCAGGCGACATATGCGCACGTTTTAGGGCTTGACCCGCAGGGAGGCGAGCAAGCGCAACAGGAAACACCCGTTGACACTGCACCGTCAACAGAGCAAACTGGGGCCGTGTTTGACGCATACGGACCAAGCGAGCAGCCGCGCCCAACAGGCGGGGGGACACCCGAGCTGAACCGCGCCGTAAATCCCGCTGGCCCCGGCGTTAATGCCACAGAGGAACGGGCTGGACCCGTACAGTGAGGTGCAAATGGACGACATAGGAATGGAAGACCTTGATCCGGTCGACGCGATGGCGGCAGAGTTTGAAGCCCAGATGGATGCTGCGGATCAAGCCTCCTACAATGAGGGTGGGTTTCGTTCGCCAGGCGACGGCGGGATCCAGAGCGACGAGGCGATCTTCGAGCCGAAGCGAGACTCCGGCGGTCGCTTTGTAAGCATTGACGAAACGACGCAAGGCCTCCATGCGGTGGAGGCACCACCTGAAGCACCGGCAGCAGCCCAGCCGGATCCACCCGAGTGGGAGCAGCAGGGTCAGCGACGCGTTGACACCATGTTGTCAAGCGAGATCCAAACGCTCCACGAGCGGCTGCGCCAGGCAGAAGACCGGGAGCAGCGAACGCAGCAGTGGATTAACCAAACCTTCCCGACAGAACAGACCTACCAAACATATCAGCAGCAGGCTCCGCAGGCATACCAGCAGCAGGCACACCAGCAGCAGCCTCCGCAGCCTCCGCAGGCATACCAGCCGCAGGCATACCAGCAGCAGGCATACCAGCAGCAGCCTCCGCAGCCATATCAGCCGCAGCCGGATCCGTACATGGATCCAGACATTATGGACGCACAACAGCGGGTGCTGTGGCAGCAAAATCAGCAGATGCAGCAACACCTACAACAGCAGCAGCATGCGCAGCAGCAGCATGCGCAGCAACTGGAAACGGTGCAGCAGCACATCAACGAACAGGAAGATCGGTACTGGCTCGCTCAAGTTGAGCAGGAAGCCCAGCAGGCGACTTCGCGTTACACCAGCGCGCGCCCGCAGTCGGTGCTTGCGATGTTTGCGGCCTGCAAGGGCAGCAAGTCGATAGCGCAGTGTGCTCGCGAGGATCACGAGTTCATTCAGTCGGAGATCAACAGTGCAATTTCCGCACGGGCATCGCAGGGGGCACCCCCCACCCAGGTACGCGGTCGTGAGACTCTTGAGAGTGCGCGATCAGAATTGATCCCAAACGGGCTCATTAAAGGTGACTTTGGCGATTTTGAGAGAGTCGCCCAATTTACAAGGAAGCAATTCGGAGTTAGGAGGTAACTCACTATGGCGTTTGACCCCACTGCCACCGTACAAGACAGCTCGAACTTTGAGGACTCCCTTAAGATTCGGTATGCCGCCACCGTGGTCAGCATCTTGAACCGCAAGACGATCCTGCTTGGGCGGCTAGAAAAGACCCGCGCATTCTGGAACGGAAAAGAACACCGGCAGCCGATTCAATTCGTCAGCGGTAACGCAACAGGCGCGCGCCCAGAGGGTGGCAGCATCCCGTCAGCGCGTCCGCTGACAGACGTGCAGTCCGTGATCAATAACAAATCGCACTACTGCACCGTCAAGGTCACGGGACAGGTCGAAGCTAAATCAGCCTCCAAGGAAGGGGCGTGGGCTTCGGTGAAAGCCCGGCAAATTATGAACGCAGCGGCAGACCTTCGCTCAACCTTAAACCGAGCCATGTACGGCGACGGCAATGGGATCCTTTGCGAAATGGCGAGCGTTTCCGGCTCCGGCACCACTGGCGACCCGTGGGTCGTGACCATTAAGGGCTACAACGACGGGACGACGCTGCTCAATGACTCAGGGTGGGCATGGACGACAACCAAGCACCTCAAGCGAGGCATGCATGTTGTTTGGGGTGCATACGACGTCGGCGCAGCAGCGGGCACATTCTTTTTGACGGCTGGCGCGCCCCTCGGTCGCGGCGACGGGTACGTGTCTGAGGTGGTCACAGCCTCGCCATTTACCCAGTTTAAACTGGTAGGCGGCACCACAGCGGTTGCCCCGGTTGCTGGCGACGTGTTTGTCATGGGCGATCTGATTGCCTACGGGAAACATTCCTTTGGCCAGGAGTGCATGGGCCTGCGCGGAATCGTAAACACTGACGAGTTCCAGAGCATCGACCCCGCGACCCACCCAGAGTGGCAAGCGCAGATCCTCCAGAATCCAAATGCCGCAGGCACCCCTCGGCAGATAACCGACACGCTGTTGCAAGAAGCGTATGACCGAATGTCCGATCTCACCATCGGTGAGTGCGACATGATTATCGGGCACACGACGACACGCAACGCATACGTCACGCACCTCAAGAGCAAAGGGCTGGAGCGCTACGCTGCGACCCAACTCAAGGGAGGGTGGAGCACGGTAACGTTCAACGGTGGTCGCGGCAACGCCGACATCTACGCCGACAAAGACGCGCCGTACCGCACCGTCTATGCGCTAAACACCAAGGCAATCAAGGCGTACACGATTAAGACGTTTGCCTGGGACACAACAGGTGGTGGCGTTTGGAAGTGGCCTGACGATGAAGATGCAATGGTGGCTTTCGGCAAGACGTACCTAAATATTGGCACGACCAACCGAATTTCACAGGTCCGTATCGAAGACGTTGCCGTTAGCGGCATTTACAACTAACTAACGCCCAAGGAGGAAGTTGACAATGTTTGGTCAAATGGACGCAGGGCGGTTGAAGTTCGCAATCGAGTGCCTGCTGGCAGACTTTGGAAAGGCGAACGTGTTCTTCGTGGTGCCGTCTACGGATAGCAACTACGAGACGTTTGCGCAGCCAGAGTATGGAAAGGTACCGGGGATGGTGTTTTCAAAGTTTCAGGATGCGGTTGACGCTGCATCCTCGGGCAACGGTGACAAGATTTTCTTGCTGCCGGGGATTCACTACGCGGCTTTAGATACACTCCAACACATTAGCTACAAAGATAATGTCGTTTTTTCCGGCTTGCCGGGGTACAGGGACGACACGATCCTCAAGGGTGGCATCACGCTGACTACAGATATCTGCACTTTGCGGCACTCGGGCGCGGACTGCACTTTCAAAGACTTGACGTTTCTTGGTTACGGCGCGGGCAAAGAGTGCGTTGCGGTTATGGGCGAAGTTACCTATGACGGAACGGACTACGGGCCGCCGACTGGCACCAAGTTTGAAAACTGCCGGTTTGAAGCCCAGAGCGCAACGGTTGGCAACGGGTTGGAGCTTTACGACCACAAGCACGAAATAAGCGAGATTCAAGTTTCTGGCTGCCTCTTTGAGCGCTGCGGGAACGCGATAGTCTATGGCAGCGGCATATCGTCAACGCCCCCAGCGGAGGGTACGGAAGACGTGAACAACATTATTGTGCAGGACTGCGTTTTTCGCGCCTGCCAGGTTGATCACGCCGAGCCAGCCTTGAACCATTCGGACGTGACCCTGCTGCTCCACAAGGGAAACGTGCACGTTGACGCAAAGGCGGGTGGCTCAGATCACTATCTGGATCTTGGCACAGGCACCAACACGGGGCTTGTTACCGGGTGCTCGTTTGCTCACGCTACCGCTGCCACAGCAAAAATGGTAATCCCGGCAGGCATCAAGTGGGTCAACAACCACACAGAAGAGGTTGTTGACTCGACCGGCACAACCGACAACCGGCCCGACTAGACGTGATCTCCCCGGTCCAATATGGGCGCAGTAAGATACTGCGCCCTTCGGACCATTGGACACGCGTGGTCAGAGAGTTGTACCCACCCGCCGCAGGCGCAGATGGCTGCCACGCGGTCGTGGTGGCGTATGATCCTGAGTTTCGTGGCGGCCGGTGGGTGCTGTGCTATGACGCCACGGAGCCAATGCCGTGCGGTGGTGGCGTTGTGCAGAACGTTCGCTACCTCAAGTCGTTCTATGTGTGGCAAGGCCCGAACAACACCTACATGGATCCGTCGCCGCTGATAGCGGAGTGGCTACGAAGCCACGACCTGTTTAGTGCAGATCACTGTGGATCTTGGGAGGACCGGCACTTCAAACAAGACGAGCGACTGATCGCGGAGCGGGAACTCTCGGAAGAGGACGATCTAATCCACGCACTAAAAGAAGACGACCCAGGAAAAACGATGGTGGCCATGGGGTGAGTTAATGAATCGCGGTGAGCTAAAGACAATTGCCAAGCGGCTGATGGATGAGCGGGGCGATTATTGGTCTGATACCGAACTTAACGACCTTTGCTCGATAGCTAACCGAGCGGTTTGGGCAGAACTTGCCGCGCGTGACGAGGGTCGGGTGCTGGCTGTTCGGACCTACGCGGAGTTTGCTGCCGACGCAATGAGCCTAAGCCTGACGTCCGCGCCGCTGAGCCTGAACATGCTTCGCATACTGAGCGTGAGCAGCCTAAAGGAGTCTGCCGTCGTCTCCCCGACGAATAAGCCGACACCGCTAGAATATGTTGAGCCCAACGAGTCTGCCATGTATTACGAGTCGCCCGCAGATCCGTACAGTTCGAGAGATCTTGGCACACCGCGTTGGACGATTGACGGGAACTGGGATCTTTACCTCATCCCGCCACCGACGACCCCGGTCAATTTGCTGCTTCGTTACATCCCGAGACTGATACCAGCATCGCTAGATGACGACGCCGACGAGATGCTTGCCGTCGCGGGCGGCGCAACCTCAACAGCGCCAGAGTTCCAAGATTCCGTTATAGGTGCGCTGACGCACTTAATGGCTTCCAAGGAGCGGGACTCTGCGCTCGTGTCGCTCCAGGGTCACGTGAAGCAACTTCTGGGCGGCCCAGCGGTGGGACGCGTCACGTCGCGCCGCATGAAAATAACAACGGGCTACTGATGGCAGAGGCAACTTATATAACCGGCCCATGGCGTGGCATTGAACAGAGGGAAACCTACCAAACGCCGCAGCACGATGAGTTTGCGCTGAACGTCGACTATTCGTCTGGCTATAAGCGCGCCCGGCCTGGAATGGCTAGTCCTCGTGGCGACGGGTTAACCCGTACATATGTGCGGGTGCTCGACCCCATGGTTGGCACAGGGCTAAATCTCGGCGGTCCGGCTGAGCCAAGGATGAAGGAAGTAACCCTGTTCGATGGCAGCAAGGGCATTCTGTGCGTTGGGTCAATGGGCCCGTGGGCCGCCACAATCACAGTGCACGGAGCCCCGGTGGCTGTGGATCGCCCCGCAGGGGACATAGGCTTCGTTGTCTTCAATCTCGACCTCCACCCGGTAGCTACGGGGAACCTGACTTTCCCGTGGGATGCGCTGGCAGGAACGATTCCGCTGGCAGACTCCCGGCAAGACTTTCGCTGCTCTTTCGTTGACATGTATGCGCCAACCGGCCAAAAAATGGTGGCGGTCGTGTCAAACGCGGGCACGTGGGTGTGGGATCCCAACGCAGTGCCACCCTTCCCGCTAGGCACACCCGCACCCCCCTGGCCTTATTGGAATCGCGGCGACATGCGTGCGCTGAGAATGTCGGGCGCAGCCGACGCTGATTTTGCGTTTCTATACCCCGCTTCGCGCAACTACTTCGCACTCCCCCCGAGATGCACGATTGCAACGTTCCACAACGACTTGGGCTATTTTGCAGGGTTCGCCCCCCGCGATGGTCTTCCGGTCCAAGCCGAGATAGAAGCGGATCAGGATGGGGTGGCGGAGGTAAAGATAACCAACGACCGCCTCGGCATACGCTTTGGCCCGGAGGATTTCATTGTAAGCGATCCGGCGGTGCCCTTCAGCATACACACAGCCGCAACGTTCAACCTGGACCTCGCAGAGCACGTGACAGGCATGCAGCCCGTGGGTGACGCGTTGGTCGTGTTTGCCGACCGCGCGATTTACACAATTGCCGGGGATCCTGTCTTGCAAGAGGTGCCAATCTCAAAGCTGGCAGACGGGGTTGGCTGCGTTGCGCCCCATGCGATTGTCGCCGCGAGTGGCGTCGTCTACTTCATGGCGCACAACGGCATACATCGAATAGCGGAAGGCCAGGTGCAGAACATAAGCGACGGTATCTCCGGGCTTTGGACGGGCGAGTGGAACAAGACGCGCGTCAATGACACGCTTCTGCCCCTGTTTAGCGCGCTCAAGTGGCCATGGAAGATCGACCATAAGCGCTTCAACGAGGTCACCGCTGTGCACTTGCGTGACCGCAAGCAAATCTGGTGGTCGTTGCCTATCGCTGGGAGAACGCCGGGATCCAGGCCTATAGGCCTCGTGTTCGACTACGCCAACGAGGCGTTTAGCTTCTACACCTTTCGTGACGCGTTCCCAACGGGTGTGCGTTCGGGAGCGGGCACGTTCTTTTCGGATGGGTTACAGATTGAAACCGGCGGCAAGCTGCGCACGTTCTTCTGCCAGCGCTCGGAGACGGACGCCTATGCGAACATCGTAGAGCTTGGCGCGCGACCGTTTGACGCGACGGGTAACGACATACCGTTCGCATGGCAGACGGGGAGGGTGGGGGCAGGCAACGACAAGAAACTATCGTTTCGCAGGGTTCGCTTTGAGCTACTGGCAACGCGCAAGTCGCGCGCCACGACCCGCGCCTTTCTCGATGGTGATGAAGCTGCGTTTGACGTCGAGCTTGAGGGGAGCGCTGTAACAGCCGCAGAGCGGCAGAGCGATAGCCTAACGCTGGCAACGCATCCCCGAGAAACGAACACTTATTTCTTCTCGGTTGGGTTTTTCGGGGCAACCAAATTCTCGTCAAAAGCCTTCTTCGAAAGCCGCTGCGATCCCAAGGCAATCGCCAGCAAGCACCTGTACCTGGGCGTCGCAGACGAAAGCGCCGCGCTCAGTGGCGCGGACGCGTCACCAAGCACCGTAACGCGCGGCATCTTCGTGGATGTGGGCATCGAGGGACGGTCGCGTCGATGAAGAATGCCTGGAACAGACTCTACCGAGTGCCGCCAGACGCGGCGAAGCTGGGCAGCACGGTTGACGTTACGAGGATGCTCGGCCCGACGATCACGCCGAAGTGCTCGCTACAGCGAGCATACCTGAGTACGGCGGCCGACGGCGGGCGAATCACGCTGAGCGAAGGGATTTATGAACTGCGGGGCACGTTGACAATCACACGTCAAAACTTCAGCATCGTGTCAACGTCGCCGGGGAAAACGATTATTCGGCGCAGCGCTTCGACGTCGGGCGCTATGATCGAGGTGACGGAAACTGCAACGGGCTTCAGGCTTGTGGGCGTTTCACTGCAAGACATATCCGCAACTAATACCGACCCAACGATCTTGATAAAGGCAGAGTCTTCCGTTGTGAAAGACTGCCATTTCTTGGACTATGACACTGGCATCCTGGTAGACGCCACAGCGGGGGTGAAGATATTCTGCAACCGCTTTGATCAGTCCACTGGGCGTGCGGCATATTGTGTCTACCTTCGCGACGCTGATGACGTTATAGTGTCAATGAACGACGTGCACCATGCGGACGTGGCGAACCCGGCAATCTATGCGGATGACAACAGCGAGCGGGTGAGCGCAGTGGGCAACACAACGCCGGGGGCAAACATGATCAGCTACAAAGCACTCAAAGAGTGCGCCGACGCAGGCAACACACCTCCAACATCCATCCAGGTAAGGCCTTAGAGCATGGCACTTGTACCCGCACACGTTACGTTTGTTGATGCGACGGTGATCGATGCTGGCGACTTCAACGATAACTTCACCACCTTCAAAGACTTCCTTGAGGGTGGGAACATGGACACGGATAACCTGGCAACAAAGTGGGCATGCTACCGGGTAGCTCACCGCTTCAGCGACCCAACCCCCCTTGGGGGGGCGAATGTAGTCCTTTGGTCGTGCACCCTATTGCCGCTGACCGTCGAGCTGGACAAACTTTTGGCCTGCAACCTGACCTGCACCGCAAACGGGGCCCCCGGCTCGCTCAATCTCAACATCTTCCAGGGTGCGCCGGGCACGTTTACGGGGGTCGCCGGTTCACCTGCTGCGACAACAATACTGTCAGGCGTAGCCACAGCAGCCGGGCCTGCGCTTACTGCCACCGCTCCAGGGTTTGCGGTTGCGAGCGTCCCAGCGGGCCAAGAGGTGATCTTCCGCATAGAGTTGGTTAACTTCACTGGCCTTTTCGACGCAACGTGTGAGCTTTGGTGCGCGACCAAGCTCAAGGCACTGTAGGCAATGGAGAAGTCGAACAAGAAAGGGGACTGGGGAAAGCTAACGGGTGCAGCGCTGGGCTCGTTCTTTGGTCCCTGGGGCGCAACGGGCGGGGGCGTGCTCGGCTCGGTGATCGATCAAATGTTCCAAGATGACGATCAGGCGTACCGAGCCCCCAAAAGGCAAATGCTGCGCCGCCTCCTTCTGCCCCAACACGGGCAAGCGCTGCCCCCGTGGCAGAACACGACGCCCCCGCGCACTTCGCTCACGCGGATGCAGCCGGATCACTACGACCAAAAGAGGAGAGCCGCTTTACGGCTTGCGGGAGGCTACTCATGATGCAGCTAATGCCGGGCCGGGTCCAAGCTGGGCGCGGCTCAAGTGCCTACGACAGGCCCGTGCCGGGGGCTGCCGCGCCGGAGCAAGAGGCCTGGTGGCAGAAGTATCTGGTTGCGCCAGCGATGCAACTCGGGATGGGCGCTGCCTCCAGCGCAATTCATGGCGCAATGCCGACACAGGTAGCGGAGAGAGCGGCAAACGAGTCGACGGTGGGGCTGAACCGGGCGCTTTCGTCTGCGGCTCAGTCCGACCCCAACGCATGGAAGAAAATACTAGCCTTGCAACGACGTGGATTTTAGGCGGGGAAGATGGCACTAACAGACAAGCGTACCCAACAACAGTTTTCGACGCAGCCAGCGCTTCCAAAAGGCGCGCCAGCGGTGCCGTCAGTTCTTCCCGTAAAGCAACCACCGGCAGCGAAGCCTTCCATGCGGAGCGCTGTCCCAACAAGAGCCGCGCGGCCAGGAGGGGTAGGCGCACCACAACCCGCACAACCCGCGCAGGCAGCGGCGCAGGTAAAGCGTCAGCAGCAACCAATGCAGCAACCAATGCAGGCAGTGATACCCGGCGCAGTGCTGCCCGTGCAGATGGCTGTGCAGCCTGCGCCTGCGCCAGCACAACTAACCCCGCAGCGCATTGATCTGTTGCAGCAACTCGCAGCGACCGAGCAGACGCAGCCGCAGTACCCCGCGATACCCAAGCCCCCCGGAGCTTTCGTGGGGGCCGACTTCCTGAGCATGCCGCCGCCCGACGCTGTGGATGCGCCATCGGAGGAGAAAGAGCAGGTTTTACCATCATACAGCGACATGGACTACGCCGGAACCTCCGACTACGAAGAGGATAACAAGTGGAACCCACCATTTTGGCAAGCTGGCGACCCTAAGAAAATGACGGCAGCCGAGGCCGAAGAGGCGTACATGTCAGGCGGAGCCCCGGCGGCAACGATAGGCTACGCGGAGTTTAGCGACACATGGGGCGCGCTCGACCAGGACAAGCGTCGCGCGCAAGATGAGGCGGTTGAAATGACCGAGCGGCGGATGGGTGCTGTAGGCAAGGGGGGCACGGGCTCGTCTATCGCTGCCGTTCAGCAAACCTGGCAGAATATTGAAAACAAGTACGCAGAGTTGAAGAGCGACGCCTGGCGAGAGATGCTCTTCAAGAACCAATCAGCAGAGGATGCCTCTCTTGAGCGTGGGCTACGTCTCGCAATAGCGACGGGCGACCAGGAGGCTCAGGAGCGCGCGGCTGATAAAATCTTAGCGAGCCAGAAGAAGGTCGACATCCTACAGCAACTTTACGACGCGCCCGACTTGATAGCAAAACGATACGGAGGTGGGGAGTGGGCCCCCGGCGCAATGGAAGGCCTCAACGGAGCGCTGTCAGCAATAGCAGCAGAGCCAGACGAAAACAAGAAGACGCAAATGATGTTTGAAATGCAAAGCCAGATTGCCGTCAACGAAGCCGGGCTGATTTACTACACTGGCGGCATGGACACGCTGCAAGAGAAAATTGATTCTTTCCCATCCCCAAGTCATGCAACAAACTGGTGGGTTGGGATTATTGATGCCGCCGGACCTAACGGGTACAACATGCCCGTGCGCGACTACCTCCTGCTCATCGGCATTAATCCGGGCTCAATTCACGCCAACCTAAGCACACCATCTGACGATTGGGCGGGCGGCACTAAAACTATCAGTCCCAACCCCGTTTAAGGAGTAGCGCATGCCGGTCCAGATAAACCCAGGCCGAGGCTTCTACGGTCGACGGCGCGAGCTTCGAGAGCAAAGAGCGTCACAGAAGAAAGACAAGCCCGAGTGGTGGGAAAAGTACCTGCTTGCGCCTCTCGCTGGCGTTGGGTACGGCGCACTCAAGGAAGGCATATCGGAATACATGCCAACAGCGAAGGCGAAGCGTGGCCAGCTTGCCGCGCAAACCGCCGCAACACAGGCGCGCACGGGTTACCTTGGCGCGCTAACGGACGCGTCACAGTTTAAGCTGGGCGAAGATCAGGCTCAATCCGGTCGCGAGGCCGACAAGCGGAGATTCGCCAAGCTAGTAGAGGGCATTGCCTCCGGTGCCATTTCAAAGGACAAAATAAGAGAAGGCTTTGGCTATGAAGAGCGCAAAACGGAGTTTGTGCCGGAGCCCTCAATCATGGCGCGTCGCGAGCCACCGGGCGGTCGGCCCGACATACGAGAGGGGCAGCCACAGCCTGAGCCACAGCCTGAGCCACAGCCTGAGCCACAGCCTGAGCCACAGCCTGATTGGCAGCGGGTACGCGCCCAGGAAGCGAGGAACCTGGCCAAGCTTGGCTTTTCCGACCGCACCCGCGATGGGCTTGTGCTGGTGCTCACTGGCCCAGGCAACCATGGTTGGTACCCACCGGAGGTGGCCTATAAGCTAGTGGGCCCCCGACAGAATAGAAACCTTTACTCAACGGTTGATGATCCTCATGGGGACGCAGATGCGTTTGACGTCGAGCTTGGCTACCCGATGGTGCTTGCAGGCGAGGAGTTGCTGGAGGCTGCCCCCGATGCGCCGGAGCCTATCCCCGACCTCCCGCCGGGCCCCGGCGGGCCACCGCAGGTGCGACCCCCAGCCCCACCCAGCGGCGAGAGAGTTCGGGCAAAGGCAACACCCCAGCGCAGCCAATCGCGAGCGATTGAGCCGCAGGGCAAGCCTCCCGAGTTGGTAACGCACCGGCCCACAGAACAAACACTTGGCTATGGTTACGGCCAGGTTAAACCGCTATCAACGCAACAGATGCAGCAGGAGTTCCTGCGCGAGCTTGCGACGTCGAGGGCAGCCGAAGTCCCGCGAAGAGAGGGCACCGAGGTCACGACGATAAGAGATGTGCCCGGCACGCTGGACGAAGCAGGCAAATCCGAAATGAGGCGCGCAATATTTACCGCGATGCAGCAAGTTAAGGCGGCGACGCGCAAGAGGCAACTTGAAAACTGGGAGACGGCACTTAAGTACAAGCCGGGCCAGCACACAGTGAAGCGGGGACGCAACACCACCACGATGCCGTACAGGCAGCTTTCCCCGACGTACAAGGGAGGCGACGACATCGCGTCTGCATGGCAGGCACCGGGCGGAGGGCAACCTCCGGGCCGCAGTAGTCAATGGAGAGCGGGCAACCGCAGACCCAAGCCCAAGGGAATTGACAAGCGGTGGCCCAAGGATCTCGTGCCCATTGTTGTCGCCGCGATTGGCAACGGGTGGCCTCAGAAGGATCTGATTCGGATGTATTTCGAAGCGAAAGAAGTCCCGTCCGACACGGGCCCCATTCGTTGGAAAAACATAGCCAACGCTTACGCGCGGCCTGCGGGAGAGACTAGGAACTTAGTGTTGGGTAAAACCCAATCCTCTGAGCGGAAAGACTTGAGACGCGTGAGCGAGCAAGCGCAGAAACGGTTGGACTATGCGAATAAACACCTTCGCGGCGATGCGTTAGCGGCAGAGCGGGTCCGAATTCAAAGGTGGAAGACAGAGAAGGATATACACACAAGATGGCAAGTCGAGTGGAGGAATGCTAACAAAGAGACGACGAACTCTATTGGGGACGTAGTCAAGCAGTCCGCTGAGTTCAGGTCATCCGTGGCAGCCAGAGAGCCCCACAATCCGGGCTCACTGGGACCGCCACCAAGACCAAAGGGAGGCGCGCCGGATCGGCCAACCCCAAGCCCCAAGTCGACAAAAACCAAGGTGTACGAGGGACCGCTGCCGGTTCCAGAGACGCAGGCCCAGGAACTTGAAAGGAGAATCCAGCCTCACTTCAAGAAATGGCAGGATGGGAAAATCACCGAGAAGCAACTGAAAGCGGAGAGGAGAAAGATAAAAGCCTCGTTGCGACGCAAGTAAGGGAATGGCGGAAACAAGACCAAAGAAGAAGGAAGGGGCGGCCGCGTGGCTTGCGCGCCAAGAGCGCGGAGAGCGTGACCCTGGCGTGTCTTGGGAGTCTATCCAGACGGACGAGCCCCCCGTTCAACCGCCAAAGGAACCAAAGAAGAAGGAAGGGGTGGCTGCGTGGCTTGCGCGCGAAGAGCGCGAAGAGACGGCTACCAGCCTGCCGACAACTGCGCCACATGTCGACCCCCCGCTTGGTCGAGAATTGGAAGCAACCAGGGAGGCGATGCAGCCCCCCCGAGGTCTACCGAAGAGCCTCTTGACAAAAAGCGAGCGCGCCGTGTCTGGGCAGCCGCCCGCGCAACAGATGGGCGTACCCCCGCTTGTCGTGCCCGAGGGTTTCGACGTATCTGCTGAGCTGAACAAGGCAGCGCAGGACGAGCAGCGCGAAAAGTACAAACGCCTGAAGGAGTTGCGCAAGAAGGTTGCGGCGCGTCGCGTCGCTGAGCGGTGGGGGCAGGGCACTGTATTTAGCCCGCTATTCCGTGGCTCGCGGGAGGTAAGCAGTGAAGAGAAAGCACTGGAGCGGCTGGAGCGAGATATTCGCCCGGTCGACGTGCAGGAACTTATCTCTATGGCGCAGAAAGTGCGCAGCCAAGCGTCCGAAGAAAAGTCAATCCGCGCAGAGGCGCAGCGGAAAACCCTGATCGAGAGCATTGACAATTACATGTCAAGCAAAGGGTTGAGCAGCACGAACGTCTTCACGCCTCCGTACATTGCTACGCACCCCTCTCAGTTACGCGAGTACAAGGAAGCGGAGCCGGGCGACCTCGTTTACATGGTGGGTCCAGACGGTGGGCTTGACGTTGCGCCTAAGCCCGAGCCCGAGGAAGATCTGCTTGAGTTTCAGCACACTGAGCGGGACCAGCGGGAGAAGCTGCGCCCGATGCGGGAACAGTTTTGGCAGCTACAGCGCACGCTGGAGGCACAGAAAGAGTATCGTCGCCTTCGTGGCGAGCTTGCCGAAGAGCAGGAGTTTGAGATAGGGGAAGCCCTGCGTGCCTTCGCTGGCAGAGGGCTAACGCCCGCTGAGCTTGAGCGTTCGGCAGAATCCCCCGGCGGGCGCATGGTGGTCGGTGATGACGAGTGGACGACGGGGTTCACTAACGCAGTTTCTGGCACGCTTATGTCCGTCCCTGCGCTTGCGCTTGACATGGCGTTCGGACCGCTGGACGTCGGGGGCGCAGCAGCAGAGCAGTTAGAGGACTGGAAGTTTAACAACCTTGCAGTTCTTGTGCGTGGGGTCATCGATCCGCACGGTGCCGGTGCGTTTGGCCCGGTGCACGCACTGCTTGGCAACGTGGCTAGAGCATCCAAGCAGTACGAAAAGGAGAAGCTCGCAGCGCAGGCGAAGGGGTTTGGCATGCGTCCGCGCTACCCCAACGAGCAAGGTAGGCCCGTAGGCGCAGCGCTTGAGCGAATGCTTCAGAACGTCGGCCGGTGGGAACCGGATTTCATGCAGCCTATCGGGGGTGGGCTTGTCGAGCGCGACGGCGTTACGGTGTGGGAACCGTCTCCTCGTGAGGGCCGAGGTGTAGCCGAAGGCACGTTCATGGGCGACTTGTGGGGCAACGCCTGGAGGAATGCTTGGCACATCGTCTCCGGCTTCGCGTGGCACCTGCCGCATGGCGCGTACCGAGCGGGTCGCTGGTTAACCACGCCTCAAGCGGCTGGTGCCTTTACATCCCAAGTTGCGGCTGCGCCTTTGTATGTCGGCAAGTTTGCTACCCGCCGGGTTGAGCAGATTCGGAAGGAGCCAAAACACGCCTTTCGCACAGATCCGATCATCACCGCGCTCGACATAGCGATACCATGGCAGGCACTCAAGGGGGTGATGATGAGCCGCGCCGCTGCCGCTGAAGCGTATGCAGGCACAAGGCACGCGGTAAACACAATTCGACGGGACAAGCTGGCTGAAATAGCGCGCCTAAGAGGAGAGCTAGCCCGTATTTCGAGGGCAGAGATGTCGGGGCTGAGTGGCCGCTTCATGCGCGAGGGCGCATCCCTGAGCAGGCGCACCGACCAGATTCGGCAGCGACTCAGCACGCTAAGGGCAGGCCTTGACAAAGCACCAACCGCTGACGAGATTGCAGCTGCGCTGCGCCGATCTCCCGCGAAGGTGCCTACCGATCCCGCAGTTGTCCAAACGGCGGAAAACCTGGAGTTTGCGAAGACCGCCCAGTTGTCAGAGGCAGCAGCAGTAGGAGCGGAGGGGCGCGCGGCAGCGGCGCGGGCGGCAGCGTCTGAGGCAAAGGTGGCCGCTGCCCTTGAGGAAGCGGAACTGGTCTATGGTCAGGCGGTCGCACGCGAAGCAAGTTCCGCGACAGCGACAGCTCAAATCGTTGAGGCCGAGGGAAGGCTGAACACCGCGCGCGCTGCTGCGTCTCCGTTCAAAGAGGCGATAAGGGCCACATGGGAGCAGCGCATGGATGCCCTCGTTCGGCTCGTGAACCTTCGCGGTGCGCCGGGCGGGGCGGGGCGCAACCGACTGACGCAAGCAGCGCACCAGGAACTTAGCGAGCTGACGCAGAGGATGGACACCCTGCGCACAGGCCAGCGAGCGTTTAGAGGTCCGCGCACGCAGAGGACACCAGAGTACACGGCCGCGCGGGCGGAAGTAGAGGCTGCGAAGACCGTGCTGAGCGGGGTGAAGAAACACGCGCGTGAGCAGGCAAAGGCGTACAAGGAGTTCCTTAAGGCGGAGTTAACGGCGCAGAAAGCGGAGGGTCGTGTAGGGGCAGCGGCGCACAAGGAACTTGTCAAAGCGGAAGAGAAAGCCGCGCGGCTCGCAAAGAAGCGTGGCGAAACTCATGCCGCTGACGTTCAGATGTCAACAAAGATGATCCCCAACCCTGCGGCAACGGCAGAAGTGCAGTCCCGGCTTGGCAGGGCGGAAACATATGAGAAGTGGGCAGTGTTTTTTGACGGGGTGGCCCGCTACGCTAACCCGCTGTGGGGCCCGTGGGAGGTCACGAAGGCAATCGCCAGCCGCTACCTTCGCGGATGGAAGTTGGGCCGGTATCAGGTCTTCGATACGGGCGCGGAGAAGATACATAAGAAGGTGCAACCTCCTCATGCAGACGTCGACAGGCCTACGCTTGCGCCGGGTGAATCACTGGCAGCGCCACAATATGACCTCACAAAGTGGCACGACAAGTCGTACCTGCGTTCGCTCATTTTCCGCCCGTCGCGCATAGTGCCGGAGTTAGTGCAAGCCGAGTACCAGATAATGCACTACACCCGCACAAAGTACGGTTACGGCATGGCGAGCGCTATGCGCAGAATGCTAGAGGATGCCCACCACCTAAAGGAGTACGACACCCTCGTGCCAGCGTTCAGGGAAATGTTGCACATGGAGCACCTGGGCACGCTCGAAAACTTCGTATTCAATCCGGGGGCAAAGCAATTCACCCTGAAGCCAGGACTCATAGGGGATGAACTCACGCAGGCAAGGAAAACGCTCGCATTCGCCAACAAGCACGCGCCCGACGTTATAACGGAGTTGCAGAAAATTAGCGCGCTGGCGAAGAAGTCGGGCGCATTCGAGGGAAAGGGTCGGCCGGTTTGGATGCCGAACCTTTGGGAAGGTAAGCCCGTCATACTGACGAAAGAGAAGTTCGACGAGTTCGTCCGCGCAGGTCAGATAAAAGAGCACGAGGTGGCGCTGTGGCAGGAGGGGGTGCACCCGATGGTACCCGAAGCGCTTCCCAACGTCCGCGCTGGCTACATCAAGGATCTCGCGAAGCGTCGCGAGGGTAGGCCTGTGATGATTCTGGAAGCCAAGTACGTCCTTGAGGGAGAGATGGCACGGCAAAATCTGGGCCTTGCAACGCGCCTTGAACGTCAGGTTGTGGGTGGCGCTGTGCTTGAGGCGACCATGCGTAGACTCGGGTGGACAATCGAACAACGGGAGGCAATGGGCTTAAAAAGCAACCTTGCCGAGGAACTCATGGGAGGCGCGCAGGACGCAGTTCGGTTTTTCTCGAATAGGGTCATGGCGAACGAGTTGGCCGCGCAGGCAACCATATCGTCCAGCAAGTACAGGAAGGGCTGGTTCAAGTGGAAGCCCGAACTTGCGGGCACGCCTGCGTCACAAAACATGTGGGGGGATCTGGCGGGTAAGTATGTGCAACCCGACACGTATTGGTTCCTCAAACACCTGGAGGATTACCAGCGGTGGGGCCAGTCGGGCGGGCAGCGAGTGTTACAGTTTCTGAAGGGAACAAAGACCGTTTACATGCCCGGCACGACATCGACGAACTGGGTTGGTAGCACCATGCTGCTCGGCCCGATGGTCGGGTTTTTGCCGTGGCTGCCAAAGAACATCGCGAAGATGAAGACGGTGATGGAATGGTACCTCACCGGCAAGATGCCGAAGGCTACCTACAAGGTGAACGGCAAGGTGGTGAAGCGGAACGGGGTGCCGGTGAACCCGCTTGAAGAACTGCTTTTTCATGGCGCGAAAGGCCCGGCTGGGTCTATCGGAAAAAGCGAACTTGTCGAGCAGTCCGAGCGGGCGATGGCAGCCGTCTACCTTGGTGCCTATGGGCGCACAAAAAACATCTTCGCCGCAATGCAGGAACTGGCAGCCGTCTTCTCGCACGGTGACAGCGCAATCACCAGATACTCAAAGGAGGTTAGACGGGCGGCGCTAAAAGAGGACTGGTGGGGGCGCGGGCGGGCTGAAGGCAGCGCCGCGATGGGTAACCTTGCGAAGACCTTCCACCAAGGCATGCAGGCGTTCTATACCGCTGGCGACGACGTGAACCGCTTCGCTGCGGGCTGGCACCTACTAGAGACGGGCATGGATATCACGAAGGCAGTTGAGGCTGTGCGTGTCGGGTTCGGCAAGTACGAAGACCTTCCACACATGCTTCAGATGGTGCGCCGCAGTTGGTGGGGCGAACCCTTCGTTGCGTTCGATGGCTCAATGCTTGGCCCAATGATAGAAAAGGCAATACTTCAGCCGCTGGTGGCGATGCTTATCGCGCGCTGGGGTGAGGAGATGGGCAGGCAGAACCTTTTGGCTGCCGGTATTGACATGGAGGCACTTGCCGCGATGACCGAGCGACTGCCGCACTATTACCGGGGACCAATGCGGAGCATGGGCGAACTGGATCCAAGCCTCGCTGTTGACGAGAATGGTAAGCTGAATTTCATCGACCTCGTGAAGTACCTGCCCGGTGGCTATCGGATGAAGATGCCCAACGAGAATAACTTCGAGTGGGTCGGGCGAACGTTCCTTGGAAAAAACTTTGCGCTCGCAGCCTTGCACACTTACATAGGCTGGGACATGCACTTCAAAAGGAAGATTGAGTGGTACGACGCGATGGATCGATTCGCCTCGCTCGTATCACCCGGCTACCTCCCATACTATGGCTACCCGTCTGTCCGAATTCGGGCGGCACTGGCGGGAAGACCGCGACCTGGGCGCGACGACCCCGAAAGCGTGTGGCGTGCCGTGCTGGCGAGCGTGCTCGGGTTCCGCACCCTGACACTGAGCGGCAAAGAGTCGGACAGATACCACGGGCTTGGCACCAAGTGGGCGCAGCGCGAGCTTACGGGTGCACTGCGGTGGCTGAAACGAAATAAAGGGTCGTACAGCGATGAGGAGTACAAGGAGCGCAAGGGGTACATCGACGAGGAGATAAAGGACTTCAAGGCAC